CAAGTTACTCTCGCCAAGAAACTTGGACTTACACCAGAACAATACGCAGCGCAATATGCGAAGGAGCAAAGATAATGGAAAAGTCAGAACAAAATGATGTTCAAGAGCGCAACTCACGTGAATTAGAGTCAAGAGACTCTGAGCAACGAGAACAACCTTGGTCTCCCCCAAACTTGTTGCCTGACCCTAAACCTGAACCCGGATATGTTTTCCGTTGGATACGTACAGCATCTGCTGGACAGTCTGACAATATGAATGTATCAACTAAGTTCAGAGAAGGTTGGACACCTGTTAAAGCAGAGGATCATCCTGAATTGCAAATGGTTAGGGATACTAACTCGCAGTTTAAAGATGGTGTAGAGGTAGGTGGATTGCTTTTATGTAAAGCACCTGAAGAAGAAATCAAGAAGCGTGCTGATTATTATATTCAGCAAGCGGATCAACAGATGTCTGCTTTAGATGCTAACTACATGAGGGATGAAAACCCTGCCATGCCTATGTTTAAAGAAAGGAAGACACAGGTTACTTTTGGTAAAGGTGGTAAGTAATTACTATCTTTTTTGTTAAATTTTTGTATAAAAGGTATATAAAATGAGTAGTTCAGCAACACCTTACGGAGCAAGACCTGTTGGCACTTTGAGTGCAAGCGGTTCTTTCACCGGCAAGGTAAGACATTACGGCATAGCTTCTGGCTATGGCACTGCAATTTTCTATGGCGATTTCGTTAAGTTAGTTGCTGCTGGTACAGTCGAAAAAGACACTGGCACAACTTCATTGACTCCCGTAGGAATTTTTCTAGGTGTATCTTATACCGATCCAAATACAAGCCAGAAAACTTTTTCTCAATACTTTCCAGCAAGTACAGCAGCTGATGATATTTCAGCTTATGTATTGGATGACCCAAATGTTCTTTTCGAAATGCAAGCAGACGGCTCAGCCGCTGTGACCAATATCGGAAACAATGTAGCGGTAGTTCAAACTGCTGGTTCAACAAGTATTGGAACAAGTAAAAACGCCATTGATATATCTACAGCAGCCACTACGACTGCTACACTTCCTGTAAGGATAGTAGATATCTCGCCTAAATCTGACAACACAAGCGGTGATTCTTTCACTGACTTAGTTGCTAAGTTTAATGCGGGGCATATCATGGACAATACAACTGGCATATAAAGGAGAATAAGAAATGGCAATTTCAAGAGCGCAGTTACTTAAAGAACTCCTTCCGGGACTAAATGCCCTGTTTGGATTAGAGTATGCTAAATACGAGAATGAGCATGAGCAGATTTATGAAACAGAAACTTCTGATAGATCGTTTGAAGAAGAAGTGAAGTTAAGTGGATTTGGTCAAGCTTCTGTTAAAGATGAAGGTTCAGCTATCAACTATGATACTGCACAAGAATCTTTTAGCACTCGTTACAACCATGAAACAATAGCGATGGGTTTTGCTATAACAGAAGAAGCAATGGAGGATAATTTATACGATTCTCTTTCTGCACGTTATACTAAAGCACTTGCTAGAAGCATGGCTTACACTAAGCAAGTAAAAGCTGCGAATCCTCTTAACCAAGGATTCTCAGGTGGTTCGTTCAATTCAGGCGATGGTGTAGATTTGTTTTCTACTGCACACCCTTTGGTGTCAGGTGGAACAAACTCCAACACATTTGCAACACAAGCAGACCTTAACGAAACTTCGTTAGAGAATGCTGTGATTCAAATAGCAGGATGGACAGATGAGCGTGGACTGTTAATAGCAGCTAAACCACGTAAGTTAATTGTACCACCAGCAGGTATGTTTACTGCTTCACGTATCTTAGATTCAGATATGAGACCTAACACAGCCGATAATGATATCAATGCTATTAGAGCAAATGGTAGCATTCCAGAAGGCTTTGTTGTGAATCATTTCTTAACCGATACTAATGCTTTCTTCTTGATGACTGACGTACCAAATGGCATGAAGCACTTTGCACGTAGTCCATTAGAAACAAGCATGGATGGTGACTTTGATACTGGCAACGTAAGATACAAAGCAAGAGAAAGGTATTCCTTTGGAGTATCTGATCCACTAGGTATTTTTGGTTCTTCGGGATCAAGCTAGTAACTTGAGGGGAGTTGAAATGATATATACTCCCCTTTTCTTTCTAGGGATTAAATTAATCTATCGACTGCCCTAGCAGACTCGCCAAGACGATAGAATTTATTAAGGAGACTTAGTATGGCAAAATCAACATTTTCAGGACCGGTTAGATCACTAGCTGGTTTTATTTCAGCAGGTAATGCTACAGTAACTAGCCTTACTGCTGACACAACTCTCACAGTCGCATCGCACGCAGGTAAGATACTTACTTGTAATGACGCTGATGGTAAATTCACTTTACCTAGTATTGTAGCTACAGCACCCGGTTCAGACGATGATCCTAATCAACTGAATAACTTAGGTGCTTCATTTACTTTTGTAATTGAAACAGCAGCTACAGACTTAGATATTAAAACTGATGGAACTGATAAGTTCGTTGGTGGACTATATATGGGTAAAAGCGATGCAGCAGGTAAAACATTTTTCTCAGGTGCAAGCAATGATGTTATAACTTTAAATGGTACAACTAAAGGCGGTATAGCTGGAACTATCATTAGAGTTACAGCAATAGCTTCAGCTAAGTATGCAGTAGAGGGTATTAACCTTGCTTCTGGTACTGTAGTAACTCCATTTGCTGACGCTTAAGGGGGTCTATAATGGCTGATGCAGTAACAACACAAACTATCTTAGATGATGCTGGTAAGAATTTAGTTGTAAAACTTACTAACATTAGTGATGGCACTGGAGAAAGTGATGTCACTAAAGTAGATGTGTCTGCTTTAACTTCTGGTAGAAATGGTCAAGCTTGTTCTGGTATCACTATAAATAGAATATGGTTTAGTAATGTAGGTATGGGTTTCAAATTATTTTGGAATGCTACATCAAATCAATTTATTTTAGAGGCTGGAGCAGACCAAACAGATACTTGGGATTTTACTTGGAGCAATAAAAGTCTACCCGGTGTTTTTAATAATGCAGGTAGTGGCAAGAATGGTGATCTATTATTATCAACTGTTGGACACTCTAGTGGAGACAGTTACACAATCATCATTTATGCAAGTAAATCTTACGTAAAAGCTAATACAGCGTAATGCCTAAGTCAGTAGAAACTGATAGTAAATTACCTTTAGAAGCACGTTTAAGTGGTTTAGAAAGAGAGTACGCTCTACGTTATGAGTACATAGAGCGTAGACTCGATGAAGGTAGTAAAAAGTTTCTAAGGATAGAGAATATGCTGTGGGGTCTTTATGGTTTAGTTTCTGTGGCAGTAGCATATATTAAATTTATATGATTGAAGAATCTGTAAAGAAAAAAATAAATCTTGAAGTAGAGATAGATGCCAATGCAAATAGTGCTGTTGATAACCCTTTTCAGAAATGGATACATCTAGCTAGAACTGTTGATGCATGGAGAATATTTCCTAGAGCATTTGTTACTGTATATATCATATTACTTTACAAAGTTGTTACTTGGTTTATGGATATACCTGAACCAAACTTAGAACAAGCTGGTCTTGTGTCAATAGTTGTAGGTGCTATGGCAGCAGTCTTTGGTATATACGCAGGAACATCAGGACAAAGTAAGAAGTTTAAAGGTGAAGATTAATGGCTAAAGACTCTAAGCTAAAGAATGCAGGAGTTAGTGGATACAATAAACCTAAACGTACACCAAACCATCCTACTAAATCACACGTTGTTGTAGCTAAGAAAGGTGACAAAACTAAAACAATACGTTTTGGTCAACAAGGTGTTAAAGGTGCTGGAAAAAATCCTAAGACAAAAAAAGATAAGGCACGAAAAAAATCATACTATGCAAGACACAATGCACAAGATTCTAGTCCTGATAAATTTAGTGCAAGGTATTGGTCACATAAAGTTAAATGGTAATTAGTAGAACACAGACAAAAAAACAAATGGCAGGTAAAAAAAAGAAATCAAGGGTAAACGAAGCTGGTAACTATACCAAGCCGGGCATGCGTGAGAAGATGTTTAAACGTATCAAAGCTGGTGGTAAAGGTGGAAAGCCCGGACAATGGAGTGCTAGAAAAGCACAGATGTTAGCAAAACAATATAAATCCAAAGGTGGAGGATATAAATAATGATGAAAAAAGCTAAAGGTAAAGGGATGAAAGTAAAAGGAGTTGATGTTAGTTCTTTGAATAAAACTCAACAGAAAGCCATGAAAAGTCATTCAGTACATCATACTGGCAAACATATAAAAGCCATGGTACATGATATGAAGAAAGGTGCTACTTTTGGAGAGTCACATAAAAAAGCACAAAAGAAAGTTGGCAAGTAAAGACCCAAAAGAAGGAACAGGAAAAAAACCTAAAGGAAGCGGAAGGCGTTTATATACAGATGAAAATCCTAAAGATACAGTACCCATTAAATTTGCAACACCTACAGATGCAAGAAAAACAGTCGCAAAAGTCAAACGTATTAAAAAACCTTTTGCTAGAAAAATACAAATACTTACAGTCGGAGAACAAAGATCAAAAGTTATGGGTAAATCTGAGGTCTCTAATATATTTAAAAAGGGTAAAGACTCAATAAGAAAGTCGCATGGCAATAGCAAAAAGTCAAAAAAGTCTTAAAGATTGGACTAAACAAAAATGGCGTACTAAGTCAGGCAAGAAGTCGTCTGAAACAGGAGAAAGATATCTTCCTGAAAAAGCTATAAAAGCTATGTCTAGTTCACAATATGCAGCAACTACTAAAAAGAAAAGAGCAGATACCAAGAAAGGTAAGCAATTTTCTAAACAACCAAAGTCTGCTGCAAAGATATCAAAGAGGTATAGGTAATGTATGAATATAGTTGTACAGTTAAAAGAGTGGTTGATGGCGATACTGTGGATGTTATTTTGGACCTTGGCTTCGATATTCTTTATAAGTCTCGTGTTCGTTTATTTGGTATTGATACTCCCGAGTCACGTACTCGTGACAAAGATGAGAAGGCTAGAGGAAAAATGGCTTCGGCTTTCTTAGAAAATGCTATAAATAATGGCAATAGTGTTGTCATACAAACAAAACTTAAAGATTCTAGAGGCAAGTTTGGTAGGGTATTAGGTGATGTAGTAGTTGATGGTGTAAACATAAATCAATCTATGGTTGACAATCATCTTGCAGTCAAATACTTTGGACAAAGTAAAGATGATATTGAACAAGAACATCTTAAGAATAGACAAATATTAATTGATAACGGAACATTTGAACCTTAAAATAAATCAACATGTTTAAACAATCGGAGAAAAAATATGCCAAATGTAGGTAAAAAGAACTTTCCATATGATGATGCAGGTATGAAAGCAGCACGTAAGGAAATGAAAAAATCAGGTAAAGATATGATCATTAAGTTTGATGAGGGTGGAAAGGTAGATGACTATCAAGATAGCCTTGTTAAAAAGTTCGGTGATGGTGGTATGTATAAAATGGCTGGTGGTGGTATGCCTATGTATCACGAAGGTGGTATGGGGAAAAAGAAAAAGAAATAATTTATGGCTACAGCCACTACTAATAACTTTGATTTAGATATAGCAGAAGCAGCAGAAGAGGCTTTTGAACTAGCTGGTTTAGAAATGAGAACTGGCTACGATTTGCGTACAGCAAGACGTAGTATAAATCTTATGATGCTTGAGTGGGCAAACAGAGGTTTGAACTTATGGCAAGTAGAATCAGGTAGTACAACATTAACTGCTGGAACTGCTACATATAGTTTAGATGCTGATACTATTGATCTATTAGAACATCAT